CAGATATTTTGTAGGCAACAAACTCTCCAATTTTTGTTATTTGTGGTTTATTATTAATACCATTTTTAATCCTGTTTTGTCTTATAAGAGCATTGAAATCAGCGGGTGGTTTATAATTACCAGCTAAAAAATCGTCACCTTTAAAAGCAGCAAACTTGAAAGAAGCAAACTGTAGAAGAGGTCTATGATAATTACTATTAACAATGAAATTTACAAATTGAGTTGGTGGGTGACCAGAAGGGGCTGAAAAAGCACCAGTAAAATGAAATCCATCACCATACACATAATACCTTTCACGCATATGATAATAAACATCTGCAATTTTAGGGTCCATACCTAATCTTAACATTAACTCTTTTTCGAAATAGACAGTATATTTGTTATGATAACCATCTTGTTCCTCTAAATCATCTTCAAAGTATGTAGAACAATCCATCTCGGCTATTTTCTTTGCAGTTTCTAGATCTGAATTAACATTAGAGTAAATAAATTTACCTTTTAATTCTGAAACAAACAAAGATTCTAACCTACGATAGAATATACCAATGTATATATTAAGTATTTTCATATATGCAGTTACCGGTTGACCAATTTTGCTCACACCATCTTTAAACTTAGCACCTGTTTTAGTATGAGACTTAAGCACTGATGAAACATGATTTAAATTAGTACCAAACTCATTTATCTCTCTCATTGCATCTGTCATATATTCAGTACCATGATCTTTAAAGAAATTGTTTAATTGACCTGTAAAATTTTCTTTTTGCATACCTTCAATAATTCTTTGTTTAGCACCATACTTAAGATAAAAGTTGATATAAAGATCGACATCTTGTTTAATTGTTTCCAAACGAACTATAGGAACGAACGTTAATTTAGAAGTCTTTTTATGTCTATATAATGTCGTATTTATATTTTGAATAGAATTACTGGCTTTAAAATATCTAAATCCACCGTAGTCTCTTGGTATCAATGAATGAACAACATCATTTTTCAATTTAACTAATTTTTCATAGAATTTGCGAACGTTAATGGTAATTGAGGAAGTCGGTTTATAAGCATGATTGAATGATAGTCTGATTGAATCGTCGAATGTTTCATTAGTTTGAAATAAAACACTACAATAATATCTGAAATTATCTGATTTAAAATCGAAAGCAATCCTTTGAGTATCTATTTCGAACATTTCAATGTTGGTTTTCTTTTCATCATAAAAATTATCCAGATAGAATTTTTTATCAAATGACATTGAATTAAAATTTTTTAGACCTTTTATTAGATTATCTGATTCTTTTATACTTTCACCTCTATTAACTAATTTTTTACCAATTCTACCTACACCAGAAAGAGCGAAGCGTACATTCTTATTTAATTCAACAGCACGATCAAAATTTTCTGCGTTCATCATTACTAAATTATTTATTTTTGATTGTCGAACTTTAGATTTATTTTTTTTTTTGTTTCGATTACGTCTTTTCGTTTTAGAGCTACCATGATCGTTTAAAGTTACATTGGTATTTTTAGCGTATGTAAAGAGTCTAGAATATTTAATTGCGATTAAATTAGGACCAGTATTAAGTTGAACATGTGTAATACCTTGATTAACCCATACAATTGTATCTTCATTCATAGGATTCAAAGGACCAATAGCTTCATAGACATCAGTTAAACATCTACCATGTCGGCGAAGTACATTATCTTTTAATTTTTCACCTTTACTATACATAGCTTTGAAGAATCCTACAATCGTTATATCTGTATTTTTTTTGTTCATAAATTTAATAAGATTTTCTCGTCTAATTGCATGGTTTTTAAGATCATCTGGAAGCGGATAGGTACGTTCAGGAACTATTGGTGAAAATCTATTTATTGTGTGGTTAAAATAAAAACCACCTTTATACAATAAGTATTGTATACCATTATTTTCACCTATGCAAAAATCTTTTACATTATCTATTGAGAAATAAGTATACATAGTACCTAAGTTGTTTCTGAAAAATTCACAATGAGCTGATACTTCCTTTTGTTGTACATGATCTGATATTTCGCGTAACAAGAATGCTTTAAACGTATCAAAAGTACAGAAAATATTTTTACCGAAATCGATTATTTTATCTTTTATTTTTTTTTTATAATTTTCTTTTACACTTAGATTACCTTTTTCATCGTCTTCAAATATATCAATGGCTTCCACCAGGGTTGCTTCATGATATGTAACATATTCATTTTTGAAATCATACTTTGTATATTCTTTTATGGTTATTTTGTTGAATTTTTGTGTTATCAAAGTTCTGAGATCATTATTTTTAATTGTTAAATATAAATCACCTTTACCACGTGAAATTGCAACCATGAAATGCCCTATGTTCAAATTATAACATGATATATCAGAATCGTCTAAAAGTAGCACATTTGTATCTTTTCTAGTTAAACCTTGCGATTCAGAAGCAGTAATACACTGTATATCTTCTTCATGTAATTTTTTTTTTGTTCTTTGAGCTAAAGAAATTTTTGAAACAGAGGGGTCCAGGTTGATATCACCGATAAAATTTACTTTCACTTCATCTGTTCTATGAGCAATTAATTTATAACCATAATACTGATTTAGAAATCTCACTATATTTTTCCCAAGCCTAAAACACACATGTAATTCTACTGTCTGGCATCTTTTATAGAAATCTAATTTATTGTCAAAATCAACGAAAAACTCATCGAAATCTACGAAAGGTACTTGTTTACTATCACCTAACAATATTATTAGCTTAGGATTATATAATTTATCGAATAAGAATATTTGAGCTTGATTGAATTTATAGGCTTCATCTATAATTAGTACTTCACAAGGAACATGATCTCTTAATGACTTATGGAATGTTTTGACTCTATCTTTTAATGCTGGTATATCTTGTAGATATTCTTGACATAATTTTGCAGTAGGGACTATTACACGACACATTTCAACACCTAATTTTTTTATTATTTGTTCAGCCACCCATGTTTTGCCAGTACCAGGACCACCTTCTATACAATGAACTTTACTTTCATCGAACTCATGGG